GGCTTCACAGCATCCGCTGCTTAACCCAACTCACTTCCGCGAGATGGCGACTTGCGTGTATTACATATTGACCAATCCAGGACAATACACAAATTGTATCTATTTTTTTCCTAATGTCAAGTGGTCACAAACCGTTTTGCTGTAACCGAGCCATAGCTTTTTCTCTAGGAGTGGCAGTTGACGACAAAGAACTTGGAATGCCATTAGGGCTTGACGGTGGCATAGAAGCGTTGCCGGCTTGACGACGTTGGACAATTGATTGCGCCTGCTTCAGAATTTGGTTTTCCATATCCTGAACAGCAGCCTTAAGATCAAGGTCTGGTCGGTTAGTGGCAGCAATGATTACAGCATGAGCCAAAGGTGTTTCTGGCTCATAGCCGAGTTCGCGCAGGTCGGTGTCAATCTGGGCCTGGTAGCGAGCAACATCTTGTTGTTCCTGGTACGACTGCAATTTCTGCGTTACTAAACGCTCAACTTGGTCAGGTGTAAGATTTGCAGCTTGGCCTTGCTGATAAGCCTGGTTGACTACTGCTTGTTCGTTGCCGCTAAGGTAAGCGTCAAAACGGTCACCAGCTAATGTCTTGGCGTTGTCGACCATCCATTTGATAGCAGTTTCCTGATCACCAGCAGCCCATGCGTTAGCAAATTGGGCAACTGCCTGAGCATCGTCAGGGTGCATTCTGTCAAATGTCTGGCGGATTGGCTTATAACGTTCACGTTCTTTGATGCGGTCTTGCACCTCTGTTTTATAACGTTCTTCCCAATTCGTGTCTGCTTGCTCGACAGGTGCTTCAGCTTCCGCAGGAATATCGTTTAAAAAATCAAACGAAGAATCCCCACCAGTATCTTGTATATCGCTCATTTGTCCTCCTGATTGTTATTCTAGACCAGTATCCCCTGGTGCCATTGGTTCTGATTGACTCATCATATCTACTGTCTGCTGCTGGCCGATTGTGTTATTGGTAAAGCCAGGCTGACTTCCTACAAGAGCTTCAGCTGCCTGCCCAGACATACCACCCGAAAGTGTCATTGCCTGTTGAGCTGTAGGTTGTAAGCCTTGTTGCATAGCTGCTTGAGCATCAAGCGCTGCTTGCGTATCACCTTGGAGCATTCTCAAGTGCGCCATTACGTGAAGATCGATAATCTCTTTTGCAGCCGGTTCAGCCATTTCGTAAGCAGGTGACTTGCGCTGACGGTTGTGAATATTGATATGAACGTCGTGCATATCGAAATCTTCCGGTACAACTGGCACAGCCTGCATGAGCAACCCGTTCTCCCATTCAGCTTTCCCAGCGTCAGGGTCAACTTGCAATAAGTAAGCTTTAGGATCAGGAAGGTCCAACATTTTAGCCATAGCGATTGGGTCGACGTTTTGGAACGCTTGAGGGAATCTGTCGGCCAGCGACGTAAGGATTGATTGAGTAGCCAGTTTGCTGCGAGGGCTAGTAGCGTCAAGCGGAACAACAACTTTAGGGTTTTTATCAATGTCTTTTGCGCCCCAACTGATATCAAGAGGTAGTTTGTGTTCCGTCATAACAGTAATCTGCCGTTGCATGCCAGTATTTTCGGCGTTCATACGGTAAAGGCTTAGCGTCATTGTGGCAATTTCTCCCCAACCTTTTGCTTGGTCGCGGGCCATAGGGCCAAGTGGAGTATCGTCTTTTTCTGCCAACAACGACAAAGCAAGACCAGAGTTGCGGTCGCCAGGTGCTTGACCACGACTTACTGAGTGCGTATGAAAAATGTCGTCAAGTTCCATTTCAAGAGAAACAGCTTCTTGGCTAATCCAACGAGGTACGTCAGGAGCTGTTTGCCAATGCGGTTCACCAAGCTCAGCGTTGTATTCAAGTGTGTCGCCTGGATCAACGGTTACGGTGTCTGCGTCGTCGATAGATCCAGCAGGAATCATCAAACGTGCGTTAGCGGCCTTGCGCATGTGCTCCATAATTGTAGAGCGTGCGCGATTGTATGCGTACTGGATATCGCGCGCAGGCGTAAGAAGAGTGTGGCCAACCCAAGTATTAGGGATTTTCTTTTGACGGAACAAAACAAGGTTAAGCGTCTTAAAAGGAAAAGGCCATTGGTCTTCCTGCAATACAACTTTGCCGTTGACTACGTGCACAACGCAACCAGGAGTGGTGGCGGTAGGGCGCTCGTAGTAAACATAAACCAAAGTGGTGCGAGGTGGCTGCCCGCTTGGTCGCCTAATTAAAAGGCTGCGCGACCTGGTGCTCATCATTGCTTCTGCGTCTGGCGCAGGTTCCCAATCAAGGCCATAACGTTCTTGTACTTGTTTTGGCGGCAGAGAAGTGCAGCGCATCCACCAACGTGAATCTTTAGCATCTTGCGTACCTGGCTCTAAGGTGAATTCATTAATGCCAAGTGGCGTAAGTCTAATGCCGCCTTCGGGGATGGTAATACCAGTTTCAGGGTCGACCATTGCATCTTCACCAAGGTCAGGGTCCCATTCAACAGATACGCCAGCTGCTCCACCAAACAATGTTTGCAACATGGTCATTTCGCGGGTTACTTCCCAATCGCGATCATGCTGTTCACCGATAAGCAGCTGTTCCTGTAAATGTTGGCGACGCATTGAAGCATCGTCAGTACCCGTAGGCTGCACTTCAAAAAACAGTTCAGAACGAATCATGCGCGCCAAAAGGCTGCCGCAACGTGGGCCAAACTTGTCAACAGTAATACGGCTATTGCGCTCAGAGTCGTTTGCGTAATCAAGCTCTTGGATCAAGTTGCGCGTTACATCCCACCAAACCCATTGGTGGCCAAGATAATAAGAACCGTTAAGCCAATAATCGCGTCGTTCTTTTACAAGATACTGGTCGGCATCAAACCACATCGATTTAATTTTTTCCGGCGTAGGTGGGCTCCATTCATTCATGGACCAACTCCTTCACTTGGGTTGCGCCACGCAGAATGTTTTTCAGGTTTTTCAATATCTTTTTTTCTTTTCATTTTGCGTGCTTCTTGGTTGTTGAGTAATACCAAATCTTGCGCATGACGCGCAATGACCATATTAGTCAATCTACGATTCTCACGCACAACATACATCAAAGCAACCGCGTTGGCTATGCCAAGCAATGCAGCAACGATCATTTAAGCGCATCCTTGGACACAACTTCAAACGACTTAATGTCCTTAGGTGTAATTTTTTGCTGAGGCAATGGATTAATTTCTTTTACAATTGTCAAAGCATTTTCCAACTCTGCAATGCGCGCTAGCAACAAAGCGTTATTTTGACTTACGTCAGCCAATGATTCTTCTAAAGACGCAACAGTACCAGCTGGTTTCATCTCAAGATTGCGTGAGTCAAGAACCATTTGCGCGCAAGTAACTGCACAATCAGCACAAATGTAAAACCTACGGTTGTGCGATGGGTTTGGATCGTCTGGGGCGTTTTGCCAATCCAAGTCAATACCTGTATCAATAGTCGGCAAATGGCTTGAACCGCACAAACTACATACTCCAGGCAAAAATAAATACTGAGTTGTTACTAACATGTTACCTCCATACATTTTTTCTTTTTCCTTGGCGATCCAGTTTTTCCATAAATTTTTGGACTTTGCCTTCGGCCCCTTCTTTGTATTGCTTTTTCTCCTTGCGCGACAATTCGTATGGTCGACAAGCTAACAAATAGCGTAGCGCGTCAACTGCGTGATCTTCGTCTTTTGTGTCAAGATCTTCAATGTTTTGTTGCGAATGGCGCATTAAGGGAATAGTTCTAATCAAATTTTGACAACTTGAAAACATCTTTACCCTTACCTTTCCATCGATAGGATGAGGCATCATATAACGACGCATATTTTGCCATCCTGCAATACGTGCATTCTTTGCTCTAGCAACTATAACACCTTGAGCATTATATTGCAATGCAACAGTTGTGCCGAGACCAGCAACGTTAGAAAATGTAGAAGGGTCGATAACTGTCATTAGTATGTTTTCGGCTTTGCCGTGCTCATCTACTGACATACGCTTAACTAAACGAGCCTGTTCCGCAGTTGTAAGATTTTTTTGGTAAGCCTCTCGATATATGTACATGGTTCCGTCAGATGGGTCCATTGCGCCCCAAAGACAGCAAAAAGGGTTGGCCGTACCAAAGTCAATGCCTCGATAGCGTTGCCATTCTTTTGGTATGTTGAAAGGTTCTACTACGTGTATCGACCTATCAAACTCGCCAAAATACTGGCCGGTAAACGTATCCCAATCCCCAAGTAGCTTTTGCCGGCGTTCTACGTCTGGCAGCATCGACAAGTTCTTGCGATATGTAGGGTCAATAAATGGGTTGTCCATTACGGTTGACGGAACAAAAGCAACAACAAGGTGGTTGTTGGGGTCGTGGTCTATTTCCAGCTTGGCCAACTCGTCAAGATCTTCTGGCAGCGGAACTAAACGTACAATATCCGGGTTTTCAAATCCTTCAGAAACATCATACACAACTGCTTGTTTACCGTAATGTGTAGGTGTTACAAGGCTTTGATAAAGGAAAGTGTGCCCTCGGTCGCCAGGGTTAGTAGCAAATGCAACGTGCGTTTTAACGCCGGCTTCAGCCATTTTGCGGCTTGTACGCAAACGTCCAGAAATCATCAACATCTGGTAGGCGGTAAACTGCGTAGCTTCGTCAAATGCAATAAAGTCGTATTCAGCTGACATGAATTGGCTTACGTCTTCGTCGCGCGCGCAGTAACCATATTCGATAATCGACCCGTTTTCGTACCACCAGGCTTTCATGTTGTCTACTGACCGCAGTTGAGCTTTGACTTTTAGCTGCGAATAGCGCACTTGAGTACGAATAATTAATGAACGCCGTAGTTCTGGCAGCGCGGTACGTATCAACAAACTCCTGTGGCCAGGGTATTTAAGTGACAATTCGTGCGCGTGGTAGGTAATTAGCTCTGATTTGCCGCCACCAGCTGCACCGCCATATAACAGCCAGTCAGTTTTATTAAGCAATATGTTGGCCCTCATCTGCCTTTCGTTGCCAACCAACGACCAAGCAGACAAGTCCTCCTCTAAAAGCTTTAAGTATTCGTCTTGTTCGTGGCTAGTAAGGGCCGCAAACTCCTCGTCACTAAGTAAAAGCTTCTTGTCAACGGTTATACTCATGAACCCCCATCGCCAGCAACGGCACGTAAACCACCTTCAATACGACGTTTTGCCTCAACCTTTAGCTCCTCAAACCTGTTTTTGCGCTGATCTGCGTCTTCAATAGGCTGATTACTGGAAATGCTGGTTGGTTCACCCATTTCAAGGCGGAGAATATCATGCCAGATTTTTGCCACTTTAGTAGCTTCTTCTGCTGATTTCATTTCCCATTCGCCGCCCAATACGCGCAAACCGTGGTCCATGATGATGGCAAGGCCGACTTCGGGCAATTCTTCTCGATTTAGCTCTTTTGTTACACGGCCCAAGCCCAAGCGTGCAATCTGATCTTGCCGCTTGCGGTATTCGTCTACGGCATCAAGCTCAATAATCTTGCTTGTTATCTTGCGTTCCGTGCGCCTTTGAATGTTTACGTCATTTGCGGCAGCAGACGATTCCTTGGTAAAGCGCGTGTCTTTAAGAACACGTACGTCTTTCACAACGTCCTCAATGCTTACAATGTCGCTTTCAACTCTTGCCGGCGTTGGCTGAATCTTTTTCGCTTTTGGCATTCTTTTTCCTTGCGATAGGGGTCTTCGGTAAACCAGTCAGAACCCCATAATACACATGGATGTAGCCCGAGTCGGCAAGCGTGCTTGTCAGCATCTACATAACTGAGCTTCTTGCCTCGATGCCATGCTTGGAATGTTTGACGTTGTAAACCTAAAAACTCCGCAGCATCGCCGGAATCGTAGTTAAATCTCTCCATTGCGTGTTTATATAACGGTACGGAAGAATAACGCATGCGCAGCAATAAGGTCATGATTCTGCCTTAGCTGTGTCAAAGTGGTGCTTCCATACGCGCATTGCAAGCTCTGCGGTGCCGGAGATAGCAGCGTTTTCTTGTGCGGTAATAGCCCCGGTAGCAGCGCCCTTGTTGGCAAGGTCCATCACGTACGATGCGCCCATAAACATAAGAGCGCAAGTGCGCGCGTCAAGTGGGTCTTCCCACCCAGCAATAATCATTGCAGCGCTGGCCTGAGCGGTTAAAGAGCTTGGCTCAAGTGATTTAGTGGCATTCATTAATAGTTTTACGTTTTTAGGTACGTTTTTCTTTTCCATTGGTGTCTTTGTCTTTCTTGTTGCAACTCTTGCTGGGTCTATTGTGTAGTCGGTTAACAACCCTGCCATGTAGATATTTGGCTGTTTTGTTACCGTTTGGTCTTTAATCGGGCGGGCTGGGCGGTCCGTTCGACTTCTAGTTATAATTATTGGTTTTGGCTCAGGTACATGCTTGTGACCGCGATTGCGTATTTCAAGTCGTTCTTTTGGGCTCAACCCGCCAAACATGCCAAACTTGTCTTCGTCAGCAGAAAACGTTAAAGCAAAGTTTAAGCAGTCCTTTTTGACGGAACATTGGTTACATATTTCCCTGGCGTGCGCAAAGTAATCGCGGCCTTGTGGAACTTCAGGAAACCAAAGATCCGTAGGGTAACCCCTACAAAGAGCTTTTTGTACCCACTCAGAATGGTTCTTCTGGTGAGGTATCATAGGCGACTGGTTTCGTGACATTCTTGCTAGTTCCCCCCTGGCGAGATATTTCTGTTTGGCAAAAGCGCAAGTTCACGCCAATTTCGTTAGCAATAAGCTCTACGCTCAAACCTTTGCCGCCGTCACGCTTTTCGTATGCTCTTTTCTCAAGGCGGCCAATAACAATGACTCGATCGCCTTTTTGTACGGATGCAACGGTATTTTCAGCTAATTCGCCAAATGCCACAACATCGTGCCAAATAGTAGCTTCTTCTGCGTTTTTGTCGTTGCGGTTCTTGGTAGCGACTGTCATTTTGCATACAGCCTTACCGCTTGCGCTAAACGCAAGTTCCGGGTCTTTACCAATGTTGCCGATGATGGTTAAGTTATTCATTTAGCTCCTTTAGGGCTTTTCTGGCATTTTTAAGTGCATGTTCAAGGTGATCGCTTTGATCTATCATTGCGCGCCAATCTGCTTTAAAATGCTCAAGATCATGGCGTAAACGCTCAATTTCTTCAGCTGCTTCTTCGCACAAAACACTATTTGTACGTTGGCCACGCAATCTTTCTACAATATCGTCCATCATGACTTTCCCTCCTCATACGGAAATTTACGCCATACAGACGGCGAATGGTTTTCTTCGACAGCTTCACGGTGTTCTTGGTCATCGTAAAGCCGTAAAATGTTAATGCAAGGATCTCCGCCCTCAAAAAACTCGTCATCTTCTTCAAGTGACGTTGGCAGCGCGTCGTGGCTGTAGCAACATGGCGGGCTAACCCAACCTTTTTGCACGCCAAACTTGATCCATTCGTGTATTTCAGTGTCTTGCGATATTGTGTCCATCTTCAGGCCACCCCTTTATGTTTTGCAAATCTTTGTTTATATATTTAAAGTACTCATCTTCGTAATCTTGACGGGTCAAATTCTTTTTATTGCCCTGTAATTTGTCAATTTTCACGAGAAGCTTCTTAATGCGCTTGTTGGCTGCGGCCAATTCTTGTTCTAGGTCGCGACAACGCAATAAAAGGCGCTCAATCTCGGTCATTTTTAACTTTCTCCCATTCATTTACATAGTGGTCGACAATTTGTGGGTGATTTTCTTTGACCCAAGCAATTAACGACTCGCGAATCCAGTTTTGTCGAGCTGCAGATTTCTTTCGTGCAGTCTTGCCCTTTTCTGTTAAGCGATATTCTGCCATATAAAGACGTTGCGCGTTACGACATTCTTCGCATCGGCACTTGAGCCCAACGTAAGTGTAGGGTTTGCCGTGAATTATTGGCTTTTTTTCTGTCATGTTCCTCCTTATATAACTACTACCAGTATACTACACGATGTAGGCACTAAAAACAAAGTTGCAAAGAAATAAATGTGCTGCTATAGTGCCGCAACAACTTCAGCGAATTCATGTGCTAGACCCCATTTGTAAGTGACGTAGGGTGGGAAAGCTATAGTGGCCGGTAACGGGGACTTTTCCCCTATTCAGTCAACAAACGCCGCTGGTAAGTGCCAACTACCTTAATTTGCGATACGTACAGGGGTGTAAATATCGAACAGGTGTCGGCTAAAAATATTGGTCACGGCCACCTTGGTATTCTTTGAATACCAAAAGCGTGGGGGGGACTAATAGATGCTTAGAGTTCGAGTAACTAAAGTCCCTCTCCCGCCCTCGCTTCGCTCGGTTGGGCTAACGCGCTCTCTTCGTTCGCTTGTTGTCGCACAGAACGATAGGTGCGGTACGAACAGTGAGGCCATCCCGGGGACCAAAAGATAAGCATGTGGGTTAAGATTCGCCCCCTTCTTCTAGAGCAAGCAGCATTGAGGTTATGCAGCACTAGCCCGGAAGCTGGATATTCGCCATAGGGCCAAAAAAAATCCAAACGTACGGGAATGTGTATACAAATATATACGCGGGGTCCCCTCACGGGGCGGGGGGGTGGTGGTCGGGTGGTCACGGAGAGTGGTCGAGCACCGGTGGTCTGGGGTCGGTCGGTCGGCTACTGGGGGAGTCGCTAAGCCTGCTGAGGTGCGCCCGGGCTTCGAACGCAGTGCCGGCCGTGCTACTAGCTGATAGGTATCGGGGGGCGCGTGTTGGTCGGTAACGGCGACAGTGCAATGTCACACACTGCGAGCACTCGCGCATATCCTGCGGCAAGCGTGCTCGAGCAAGCCCAGTGCTAGACCGTGCTAGTCGTACTCGATCAGAGACAGCAAAAAGCCCCTAGACAGGGGGCTATCTAGGGGCTAATTGCTCGGGGGTCTTAGTACCTAGCGCACGCCTTGCGGCGCTTGCTGACAATCGTAGAGGGTGTTTTTATGCTGGGGTGGTGGTTTTCTCCTTGCTTGCCATTGTTCGCAGTACTCGACCTTCGGAGTCGCTGAGCGTAATTTTACCAATGCACCACGCCCCGTCGGTAAGCCCTGCAACGTGCTGGGCGTTCGCCTTGCGGAGCACTGCAAAGGTTGCAATCATTGTCGCGTCGTTGTCGTCAGTGGCAACAAAACGAAATACGAGTGCTCGAGCACCCTTCTTCTTGGCGGTGAGTTTATAAAGCCCCATGACTACGCCGTGACCTTGCTCGCCGTTGTCAGTGCATACTCGAGCGCATCAGCGAGTGGGCCGCGACCCGTCGAGTCTTCTTGCACTTCGTCGTGACCCTGAATGTCAATAACGCTGAAGGCGTCACCGTCCAGAGTCTTAACGATATGCAAAATAACTCTACGGCGCTCAGGGTGCTCGCTGGGGGCGCTCACGTTCTCATCGTTCTCGCCGTCGTAATCCGCAGGCAGTGGCGCCGCCCAACCAGTAGTTACGAGACCGAGACCGATGGCGTCGTGCGCTGTCTTGTCATTGGCGAAAACTTCTAGACCTTCGTAGACATCGACGAAGGCGCCGTACTCAACCATGTCGTAGTTATCGGGATAATTGTGATCAGCAGTAAACTTGTAAAGCCTGCACGCGGCGGCGCGGTAGGTGTCTACGTCACTTGCAGAACTAACGGCATAGCCTGCCTGCAATGCTCCGCTCATCTGCTTGGCGCTTGGATATTTCTTCATAGTGTTTGTTCTCCTTGTTTAGGTTGCGAGTGCAACGGTTTAAGAATAGGGCAACTATTGCGAATAGGCAAGCATTTATTACAACAATCCCGAGCGATAAAAAAAAGACCCGAGCGCCCAGCGGATACCCGGCATTGGTGTCTTGTACGGCCAGCTCGTCGAAAAGCGCCCGCCCCGTAATAACCCAAGTGGGTGGCGGTGAGTTATCACACCCACGCACCACCCACCCAAAGCACTCACCTAAATGGTCACCCATTTTTATTCATTAACCAAATACGATTAGTCACACTCTGACGAGAACGCCCCAGCACGTTGCCAATCTCCGAAGCACTCACGCCCTTCGTATAGAGGTCGAGCATCGCCGTATCGTCTGCGCTAGTCCACCGTGCGAACGCATTGGCACCACCGCCGGCACGCCTGCGCTTTGTCGAAGGCTTAGGAGTCTGGGATGTTGCCACAGCTTTAACCTTTTCCACTTTGGTGCTCGGGATGATCTCACACAATGGCACGCCACACACTTCGCCCAATGCTCGGGCTAGTGCAGGGTGCTCAGTGGCTTGCCATTCTTTGTAGAGCACCTTGCCCAGTGGGCTCAACGCTGCGAGATCTACCACCAGCACACTTGCGCCGTAGTTGATCACGTTCTCATTTTGGATTAGTAACAGGCTTGCGGTATTCATATTTTTCTCCTTTGTAGGGTTTATTTATTAGAGATATTTTGCGACGTTGTTGTATGTGTTGGTGTTCACTGTCTCGTCGTCAGTGAGTTTCAGTATCGCTATGGCGTTTTTAATTTCGACAATTTCGTTGTCGCTTCGGTGTGGATAGTCCGGCGCTTCGGGTGCTTCGAGTGTTGGGTCGTTCACCGTGTACTCAAAGGTCGCTAGTGCTGGCTCGCTTCTCCACTGGCGGATATTGCACTCTTTCAGTGTGAGTTTTTTTGTGCCAATAAGAGAAGGCAGTGCCACATAGAACGCCTTTAAATCTTTTTCGTATTGCTTGCGATCCTTTTGATACTGCACTTTTTCCTGCACTCTCAACGCCAGCGCGCCCTCAAGTGCCTTGATGAGTTTCGCCGTTGGGATTTTTACGTTCATTTTGTTATTCATTTTGTTTTTTCCTTTGTTGGTTGGTTGGTAATTTTTTCTATTCTGTCGTAGTAAATAATTTCACTCTCAGTGTCTCCACTTGATGACGATATTACACCGTGCGAAGTAGCCCAGCGTGCCACCGCTCCAAAAAGGCTCGGGGGTGCTTTTCTGCCTTGGCTCCATTCTCGCAGCAGGGCAATGGCGCCCTCGACGGTTGGCACTTGGCGGATGCCGTTCTCTATGGCCAGAGTCGCGCAAGCTTCTCTGATGTTCTCGTGACTCGTATCGGTGCAATCGGTAACGTGACCATCACACACCCACACAATAGGGTCGCTCGGCTTCTTACGGTTTCGCACTGCCCACTCGAGCGCTGGTTCATCTACCCCGTTGGCTTGCCCCATTGTGGGGAAATCAGCGGCAGAGATACACGCACCGTCCTTCGCAAGTATCCACGCGTTGGGTTTGCCTGCTCCCGACATAAGGGAATAAGCAATCACGGTGCAACCTGAAGCACTATGCACAATTTCTCGCACATCCTCACTACTAAGCCCCATAGAACCCGAGCAATCTATTACAACAATGCCGCCAGCGTGACGGGCTACCTTGTCAAATATCCTGCGCTCGGGGTCGGTGAGCATACGGTGAAGCCTTTTAGGCAGGCGACCACTGGCGCTTGCTCGACGAGTGCGGCTTAGGAAATTACGCCCGTTCTCAGTGAGTTGTGGTGCTGCGATAATCAGGGGCGCGCTCTGCCCACTCTTAGGAGATGACTTAGATCGAGCCCTCACTCTCTCCAAATAACGCTCGGCGTCTTCTTCGCTCGTTCTCTGGAAAGAGTCCACAATTAAAGCAATCGGGATAGTGAACTCAACAAACCCCGTAGGGTAAAAATATGACTCACCTTCACTCACGCTCACTCTCTGCGGCATAGTGAACCCGATCACTCTTTTATGTTTTCTAATTGTCGCCTTGAGCATTTGCCTGATCTCCTTCATCATTGGGTAACGCTCGAGGAATGCTTTATAGACACCATTTTCGGAACCCGTGTTCATTGTGGAGACCATATGACACACGGCTTCATAAAGGTATTCATCCGTACCCCCTGCAATGCTCTTGGCGTGGTTCACTTCGCTCCCGTCTTTGAGTTGGCGGTAGTCGAAGACTTCACTGCTTTTGAGCACGGTGTTAATCCGCAATTCTTCGGCAACCATTACGGCGTGTTGAGATACGCCCCAAGTGTCGAGCACTTCAGGGTGAAGCGTAAAAGGCGAGAGGCGGGCGTGTAGTAGTTCGTGACCTCGCACTGCTTTACTTCGAGCGTCATTGCCTACCGGTATAGCCATAGACCTACGCGCAAAGTTCGTATGCGCTGAACCCCTGAGCGCCATTGTCGGAACGGTATCCCAGCACGCCGCAACGGCTTCTCCACCCCCTTCACAATGCTTCAGGTCTCGACGGGCCAGCACTGCCCACTCTGGCACTGCGGTAGTCACGACGCCACCAACTCATTGACTTCAGCAGCTTCGATAATTTCCTCAAAACGAGTAGGGAAAATAAGCCTTGCGCTGATCTCCACACTATGAGTTTTGCGAGCCTGCTGATATGCAAAGAACGAGCGCAGAGACACCTTGTTGCGAGGGTCTGAAATCCACAAATCGGCAATAGCGGCTAAATGCGTATCGTTTAATTCCGCAAGTGCTTCAGGATGGGGGCGGTTTATGTTAATGCGCACGGGGAAACGGTCTAGCAACGCAGGCGGCAAATCGGCAAGCCTTGTAGCGTTGGTGGTAGCGATTACCTGAAATCCTGCTCGGGGGCTAATCATTACTTTTTTAGCAGGGTGGGGGATAACAGCACTTGCACTGCTGTCACAAATTGCCAGCAAATTGGTAAGGCACTCGCCGCTCGCTTGGTCTAATTCGTCGAGCACAAGGCGGCTCCCGTTAGTCCACGCGTCAAGACATACGCTGTCAATCCACTCCCACTCACCGGCGTTAGGTTTCCACATTCCCTCTACGTCACCCTTGGTCATATCGCTAGTGCAAAGAAGGCGCAAGGCTTCCCGTAGCGGTGCTACAGGGGTTGGCAACCCTTTGTTTAAGCAGTAATAAGTTTTTCCCGTGCCTGGCTGTCCGTAAAGCAAAATGCGGTCTAAGTCTGCCGCTAGTGCATTGTCGAGGTCTTGCCAGCATTGTGGGTATTCGTTCATTGGTTTTCTCCTTTGTAGGGTCGGCAGAAATTACCGATAAAAAGATTATGCCAGTGCGTTGCAACTATTGCAACTATTTCGGCTATCATTTTCGAGATGGAAAACGTGCTGAGCCAATTACACGACATACTCGACGAATTAAACCAATACGCCCCACCACCTGCAAGGCCTAAAGGGCTGAATATACCAATAGAAGCCACTGGCAAATGGGTAGCCGCTGCGGTTGGTGGTGGCAATTATTCTTTACAGGCGGTCTACACCTACGGCGAGACAACGGTGCGAGCAGAACCCGTGCGAGAATTAACAGGGAGACCGTCGATATTGCTTGGCGCGTTGCGGTTCTCAGTGAACCTTGCCCGCGCTGCTTCGTATGAGTGGATCAGGGTCTAGCTTTTTATTTTTTTTTATTTTTGCACTATTCGTTATTGCCGAGATAGTATTAACACACTAACACACCACCAAAAAAAGGAGCCATTATGTTTGAGGTCAAAGACCCCCCACATCAACACACCAACGCAGAGAACATGCCACCCAAACTAAAACATTTTTTTGTTTTTCTTGCTGCTAATGAAGGGCAATGGTGCAAGTACCACGCATACGTAAACAAGCAATCGGGCTGGCAACGCGCTATGACGGCTAATCGCAAATATGGCGCGCTAGGCTACCAATTCACATCACGCACTGAGGACGGCAAAGCAGTGGTGTACGGCAGAAAAATTCTTACCGGAATAGAAGCATTACACAGAACTACGTGATATATTCACACCGCTCCCAAGCGTTTTAAAGGCCCGAGTCTGTAGGGGACTCGGGCCTTTTTATTGTCTAAGCTTCATAGTGCCGGTTGTCTAGTCCCCTCCTTGCTAGGCAACCGGCTTTTATGCGTCTTCGGGGCCTACAACCTCATCGAAAACTGGTTCATCACGCTCGGGATACCAATACCTAGTGTTGACCTTGTACTTGGGGCGCTCACCCCATTTAGGTATGTTGATCGTGAAACTGGAATCAACGACAAGCATTCTATTACCCGGCAACGCAACCAAATGACCGCAATCCAACCAACAAAAATTGAAATGCTTGTGTTGATCCGGGGTTCTAGAATACATGTCGTCGTAAGGTGCAGCAGTGAACCAATACCTGCCAGACACCCACTCGCCTGCCACATAACACCGCGCCGGTAACTCACGCAAAGCGTCGTATTCATGGGTCGAGAATGTGTGCCCATAGCACGACCACACTTGCAGGTCGTTAATAGCGTGACAGCACTCAAGAATAGGGTCAAGGTGTTGGGTAAAAGCTGTTACGGGCAAGTTCTGCACTAAAGCACCATTGTCCAACAACGCCGACACACCCCAAGCCCTGCCAGGCAATGCAGTAACGCCAAACAATAAAGCGCTGGTATAAACACCTGTTTGTTGTGGGTCACTAAAGTCGTGCAGAAACGTGTTGTGCACGTAGCCGTACATTGGCCTGGGTATGTCAGCGATGTGGTCAGCCATGGTTGTGTACCAAATTAATATGGGAATCAACTAATTCGTCGGAAACAGGCGCTCCCATAGTTTCTTCTAGCCACAATTCGGCAAAATGGTATGCCCTCTTACGCCATTTCATTGCTTCTTTTTCCCATGCTATTGCATGAGCCTCAGCACCGGCAAAAAAGCTTTCTTTGTGTTCCATCACCGCCCCTTATTCATTTGTGCTGCTACAAGTGTGTATAAAACGTGGTTATTGAGAAACTCATCAACGGTCTTCGGCACTTCCATTCCTTCGCCACGCGCAATCGGCATAGCAATAGCCCTAACGCGTTGCCAAGAACCCCAACGCTTAATCTCCAAGCCACGTTCCACAAGCGATTGGCTATCAATCAATTCAGGCTCAGCGATATCCTCTGCTGGTTCCCCAAGGGATTCGTCGAGCAAAGTAACTGGTACTTCTTCTGTCGTCGTAACAGTTTCTTCTTGCTCTATGGTTAGTTCTTTTGGGTCTTCGTACACCTCATCAGGTATATCGCTCGTGTCGTACACGGTCACGCTAATTGGTTGCGCAACTCCAACTACGCTTTCAATTTCCTCAGGTGTGTATGACAAGCCGGCAATTACGTCAGGAAAAAGAATCCGGCACAACTCTGACGTTGCCCGTGCTACAAGCATTGCCCGTGGGTACTTTCTCCAATTGTCTTTGCCTGTAAGGTTTGCTGCCTTTGCATCTTCCAATGTCCAACGAACCGTGGCTTCTGCTTCCGTGTCAGCACGCTTGCCTTTCAGCACGCACACCTCGTTAGTGTTCTCGGCTACGTCAATGCGATGCCCAGCCTTGGCAACCAATGCACGCATAAGCTCAGGGCTTGCCGTTGCCTTGCCCTCAATCACATGGATTGAGTTAAGCGCCTGCATTGGGCCAAGACCCAGCTCGCGCCCATACAACACGCATGCCAATACAGCTTCGGGTTGCCCTTGCATACCTTTGGGCACAAACGGTGTCCTGTTGACACGTTGCGCCAGCTTCCAGCTACTTTCGTATAGTTCTACTTCGCTCATGTCCCCTACTTTGTAATCGTGATTGTTTGACGGCCGTATGTTGACTCAGAGAATTTGTCGATTGGAACATCAATCTCTTTGAGTGCTGTCACGCGCCAGCCCAATGATGGGGTAAACGGCAACACAGCTTTTAGCGTTGTTATCAAGTCGTAAATGTTTTCGTAAACAACCTCGCCCGTGTACTCGGGGTCAAGCGTTGTACGTACGATGTGCTGCAACAAATTCTCGCTGTCCCATTTGCGGGTAACGGTAGAACGACGCTCCAACAAGCCAAGACCCTGCACGGGTACTTTCTTGTCGGGTAAGTGTGCTGCCACGTCGTCTTCAATGCTCCTAATAAGAACATCAAGTGCTGCCTTCATGCTGCGAAAAGAAGCCAAGCCGTGAGCCAGCTTCTCCCAATCGCGCGCATCTGCAAGCATCTGACGTTGCTCGTCTGCGTCCAATAACATGCGGTTGAAATTACGCACCAACCCGTCAGCATCTACTAAAGAGTTGCCGGGGTTACTCATTTCTACAGACATATTGCCGATGATTAATTCTTCACTCATATTTCCTCCTTCTGGTTGGGATATTACTATAACACATTATTTTTTATTTATGCTCCATTGTCGCCAAGGATTTCCACGTTCCTTTGAGTAATCGTACAAAGCCTTAGCAGCTTTTAGATTAACCAAGGGGTGTAACAAATCAGATGACTTGCGCACAATGTTGCGGTCGCGCAGATACGTGATCCACGAGAAGTTGTTGATTTGCGTAAGGCCGTAGTCGCTAGACCAAACCTTGCCGTTTCTGTCACGGTTAAGGCCGATGCTCGACGGATGGCATCTGCTTTCTCGGTACATGATGTAATCAAGTGTAGGCAAGTCTTTTTTGCTAAAGCCCGCTTTAAGGGCTAGCTTATGCCAGCGTTCGCATTTGTACTCAGCAGCATGTGCTGGTGTTGGTGCTTGTGTAAGCGTAATTGCAGCAAGCGCGGTAATGGCGCAGCGCGTAAAACGTTTGTTCATTTAGACCTCTTTCGTATGGGGACAATTCTGTATAAAGGAAAATTCCTAAAGGATTTTTTGTAAGGGGTACCGCCGTAGCAGCAAACGCTCCCATCAAGGTTCATGTACTGAACCTTCCATTCGCCGCGCAAGTCTCTTATGCGTACGGGCATGCCAATTTCTATTTGTGGTTGTGTGTCCATCAACGACTCCCAGCGCTATTGGATGTATCGGTACACCTTAGCCTGGTCAAACCCTCATGGCAACCTTTAGGGTTCTGTTACCGTCCCTAGGTAATTTGTGTGCCTGACCATAGCAATAGGTATGTATATAACATGGTCATAAAAGCCATCAGGTGAAAAGGATTGCGCAATAGTGACGTGATTCACCTTGCCACCATCTTCGGGTGCGATCAAAAAGCCGCATGTTTTGACTAGGTGTTCTTCAGTATCTTCATCAAGCTCGGCCCAATGGCCAGCCCCAGCATGAGCATCAGCCCATACAACAAATACTAAACGAAACTCACTCAAGCCATAAGACATGTTCGCTTGTCACTCTCGCTTTATCAGGGTCAATGAAATGCAATCTCTGTGATGGCCTACCAACGGCAGCAACAAACTCACGCGCATACTCGTTGTGACTCTCAGGTGAGCCAGTAACAAAAATGCGGCCACCATTGCTCATTGTCAACGACATTGGAGTGTGCCAATGGCCCATGTAGCAATCATGGAACGACTCGATAACACCGGAACTCCAAGCGCTTACTTTGCGGAGGATGCCGAACGCCGGAGTGTTGCCACCAAAGCTTTTAATTTCATCACCATGTACCAATAGGCCATTGTAATTTCCAATCTTAAATATCTGGTACCAATCAGCGCTCATCTGGAACGTGACATTTTTAAGGTGCGCACACCCCTCAGCTACTATGCCGTAAGCAATTGCATCTATGTTGTCATTGGCAGGCATCTCGCCTTTGCGACCGAGCCGACCGTGGTTGCCGTACTCGCATACAACTTTGACGTTCTTAAAGTTAGACGCGACCGAAGCAACGATGTATTTCATAATGCGCGCAGCCTCAAATAACTGCTGGTATAAATACGCTTCCACTTCATACACCTGGCCAGGGAAAATGCCCAAGCCTTCTACCATGTCGCCACCAAACAAAATAACAGCGTCGTTTACGGGGTGATCGGCCCGTTGTATCTCTGTAATAGTTAACATCTTTTCGACAACTTGCTTCATACGGTCATCAAGTGTTGTTATCCCAAAAGATACCGTCTTCTTGCCAAGCTGCCAGTCGGTAGCATGCAACAACGCCACCTCGCTCTTTTGTTTTGAGCGTTTTGGTGGCGTGTAAACAGTTGGTTTAATTAGTGGTTGCCCAATTGCGGCATCTTTGGCTGCTTTGTAAACTGCTTCGACTAGATCATTGGTCCTAGTCTTTGCGCGCAATTCACGCAAGTGTGCAGCTTTAAGTGCCCGTTGCAAATCTTCTATGTGTGATTGCAGCTCGTACTCATTAACGTCTGAGGTCATTACGCCACCTCCTTAAAGTGTCGTGGCTTACTCCAATGCCTCTCTTTTTCAAGACAGAAGATATAGCGCTGATTGGTATCGCAGGATTATCTAATGCTTTAGTAAATTCTTCTTGTTCTTCTTTATCACCAATTTCAGCCATCGTCCTGTGGAAAAACTCCCACTTTTTTTCCGGCTGACCTTTAATTTCCTGCTCAATTTCATCCAACAGTCCCATGTTCCTCCTTTGGGTATAGTTTTAGTGTAGCCCTTTAACTAACGCTCCTGCCACGACCCGCCCGGTAAGCCGCATCCGCAGCGTCAGTTTCGGCTTTATAGGCGGCTTGAGCGGCTATTCTATCTCTTTCCTTTTTACCTAAATTTTCCACAAGTTTACGCCTCAAAGCAGGGCTTTTAATATCAGCCAACAATGCAGGCAAAAATTCGTTAACCGTGTTTTGGGCGAGCAAATCTTCTATAACATCTGAAGAAACATCGTTTCGCCCTTGGCCAACATCTAGCAGTTTTCTTTCGTAAACAACCTTGCCTGGAGCATCGGAGATTATAAAATTGCCGTAAGGATTGTTGCTATCAACTGCGTTTCTTGGATATTTGCCAATATAAACAGAACCAGGTTTTTGTCCAGGCATTTGAAAATTTGTGTACCCAAGGGCAGTTTTTGTAGTTGCGTATAAATCGTAATCATTTGCGGAAAGAGGGTGAGCAAAAGTTACTGCTTCGTCCGGCATAGCGTTTGAACCGAACTTTGGATCTATTTGAGGGATGCCTGAAGTTGGTGAACCATGTATTCCATATTTAGCAAAATACATATCAGCTGCGGTTGGCCCAACAGGTTTAGTCATGTTGGGCACACTATTGGCCCATGCCTTGCCAGCAGCTCTCTTTGCTAGGGCATTAGCTAGTGCGCCCTCAGGCACAAAAGGTGTGAATGCGTCAGCTAGCGCTAAGCCGCCACCAAGGGCAGTATTTACTCTTTCGAGCGGAGCAAGGCCGGAAGTAGGGTCAAAGGCTTTGGGCAGATTGGCAATAGGGTCATAGAAGGTTTGCTTAGCCATCGAGCCCATTTCCTTTGCAGTATCCAAAGGATTAGTTACCATGCGCCCAACTTCTTGCCCAGCATCGGCAAAAAAGCCACCAACTTTGTCAAAGAACCCACGCTTCTTTTTCTGCTCTTTGGTAGCCATTTCCGAAGCCAAACGGGTAATGGGTTTATCAGCCACGTTCCCTCGCTTTGCGAAGAGTCTCTAGTTGTTCTGGCGTGTAAGTCACATTAGAGCGACCACTAAGATTTATCGGTGGAGGTTCGGGGAGAGCGGGCCCAGGATTAGATTGCCACTTAGCGGCGCTATCTCTCATGGCTTTTAGATTGGCCAATTCTTCAGTTATTCCACTAACGTTTCGCGCATATTGAGCTTCAGGGTAATTTTGCATCCCCAACCCATATTTGCGCAATCTGTTAGACATAGTTTCGTAACCCATCATTGGGTCTATTTCCGACATGACCCTAAGTGGTTGCTCTATCCGCCGGGCCGCGGAACCAAGCACGTTTTCATCAAGAAGTATGCCTTCTTTTGGGACCCGAGTAATATAGGTACGAGGCGTTCCTTGATAAAATTCAGATGGCTCGGCCACGTAATTTTGTTTGCGATAAATTGATCTTTCCAAATTATCCATAGCAGAGCTGACACTTGTGGACATATCTCGACCATTGCCTAGCCAAAAATAAGTACTGCCCGGTATAGCATCTGCTGCTGTCACTTGGAACCCCTTTCTGCTTGGGTTAATTGTCTTAATCCCTGGAGTCAAAGAATGATGTAAGCCGTACTCAAATGACGTTTGGCCAGTTTCGGCCAACGTTCTGTTTGCCGCTTTTTGCACCATTGCATTGGCTAAGGCCCCTTCAGGCAAAAAAGGGGTCACCGCATCGGCCAGCGCTAAACCGCCACCAAGTCCAGTGTTTACCCTTTCCATTGGCGATAAGCCAGACGTTGGGTCGAAAGCGTTTGGTAAATTGCGGATCGGATCATAAAAAGTTGACTTAGCTTCTGACCCAAGACGCTGCACGGTCTCGACGGGGTTGGTGACTATGCGCCCAACTTCTTGACCGGCATCAGCCAGGAAACCGCCAACCTTGTCAAAGAATCCACGCTTCTTCTTTTGGGTGGCCATCTCTGACGCTAAACGGGTAACGGGTTTATCAGCCACAATTCTTACTTTCGGCTAGCCGCAGCGTTGTCTACTAGGTTTGGGTAAGGCCGACCAGCTGCCTTAGCGCTCTTTTTGGCAGCGAGCAACTGAGCAGGGCTGAGTTTGTTAGATTTCTTGTTGGGATTTTTTTTCTCCCAGAATGGTTTACTCACCTGGCACTCGTTCCTTAAGAGGTATTATTGTCAATTGTAACCCAGCCTGCTTGCCCAAAATAGGACGCTTAAACGTGATGGTCGGCAAAATATCTGGGGTATCGTCATCGAGGATGCCAGCGTCAACCAGGCCGTCAATGGCAGCTTTGGCAGATGGGAAGCAAGCGGCGGTATCTTGCCAGCGCCGGTTTTCCAGTATTGGCTGCACGATAATTTCGGCAGCAACTAAGTGTGGCAAACCAGCTTGTATTGCCGCTTGATAGAAGCCTTCGCGCCACCATTTAGTATCGTTAACCCGCGCCCTAAAGTGCTGACTGCGCTCTTGGTTCAGGCTTACAGGTCTTTTCCCCATCAGCGACAGCAGGAAGCAATCCATTACCTGTCCCGCTGTGCGTTTATGTAAGCGCGTGTGCGTTCCTGGGCCAAGCGCTCGCGTTCTTCAATTGCATCTTGGCTCTGCGATGCAGGCGTACCTGGGATTGTTAGCAAACGGGCAAGAGCAACCAAACGGCCACCATACTTCGGTGTCATATCCTGGCGGCCAGGTATCAGTCGAGGGCCGCCTGTATCGTACCTTTGGTATGGGCCAAGCTGCGTACCGGTAAGAGGGAGCCTTGTAGTCGGGGCAATGTCCATCAATTTTGGTATCAATGGGAACTGCTGTGCGGCGTAGGACGCGAACTGCCCTGGGTGGCGGATGGCAAAAGCGAGGTCGTTTGCAGAAACAGAACCAAATTTGTTTGGTATACCTTCTCCGCTTTGCCTGCTCAATGGGGTCATCGAGCTCAAGTTCAAACCAGTAGCTCCGGCAAACAACATTCTTGGCATTGGGGATGCCATACCAAGAACCCTGGACAAGTCAGGTGACCATGCACCAGTCGTCCCTCGTTCGGTCAAGCCACCAATGAGGTCTGCTGTGTCTGCAAAAGGGTTAGCAAAGTTAGTGCTTGTGATACCTGCGCCCGGGAGCCTTAAGTTACCAGCTAACAAACCTAATGGGTCTGTGTCTGGGTCGTAGGCCAGTTGCCCTAAGTACATTTGCCAGATAATTGCTTTTGGATTTTCTTTTGCAATCTTTATGAACAACTTGTTGATGTGCTTTATCCAAGCATAAAACGTAGCGTGAGGAAGAACGTACTTACGTTCCCACGGAGACAAGTCGTTCCAGTCACCCATGACTTCGTTAGCCGTGTCGAGAGTGTCTTCCCATGCTTTTGCAATGTCTTGATGCACCAGTTGTTCTTCAACCGAGGAGAATGATTGACGAGGGTTGTATTTGTCAAGTCCAAGGCTAGTAACATCATCGACTGTGTATTTTGTGTTGTGCATTTTATTGAGTTTGTTTAACGCTTGCTCAAGTTTGGCCATAAAATAAGCTTGGCGGCCAACGTTGTTGATTGCGTCGTTGACCATGTATGCGCGTTCTTTGTACCAGCGAGCACCAGCTTTTACTTTGCCCAATACCGGCAATTTATCGACTTTACTTACATCTTCTGACCCAGGAGTAGTAGTGCTTAAGCGTTGTTTTTCTTCAACTCGTAGACCTACGTTCTGCAAGCCGGAGCTAGAAAGCTTTTTACCCTGCTGGTTGACTCGACGCTCAGCTTCTTTTTTGAACGCATCGCGCCAACCGCCGCCGTAGTTGTTCTTGAAAGCAACGTTCATTTCTTCAGCAAGAGCTAGAGGGTTGACGCCAGTAGCAGCAGCACTTACAAACATGCCGATAATGTCACCAATTTGCCACTGAACCGACAAGGGTAAGGTGAAGTCTTTAAAAATGCTGGTGGTTTTCTTTGTCGCTGACAAATATTTGTTAAGAACCTCTACCGCTATGTCTGGGTTGATGTAGCTAGTTCTGTTAATTACTTGTTCGCGAGCATACTTTGGCAAATAAGGGCGCTTGCCGTCGATAACATCAAACCTAACCGTTCCGCGAATGTCGCCTTTTATTGGCAAGGTTTCAAACCCGCGGATCTTCATTTCTGCATCAAGCATTTGCCCAAAAAATTCTGCAGTTTTTCGAGCAAGGTTTGCATCCCTGTTGAATACGCCTTCAGCGTAAGCCGCAATGCCGCCTTCAATTCCCCCCTCCATGCTGGCTGGCAGCATGAGAGCTTGTTTTTCTGCAAGCGCATACAGTTCTCTTACCCGCTCTTCTCCAATCATTTGCTCTGGCGTGACTGCAACCTTCGTCAGCATCAAAGCACGGAACGTTTCGTTTGAATCCATCAACAATTGTTCTGCCGACAAACGACGCGCAAGAATACGGAAATCGTATATTTCTTCAACGTTGCCAGGCTTAAAATATTCGCTAGGCAATTTGAGGAATCCTGCAGTAGCGCCTTGCTCGGTCTCGTAGGTAAGCGGTGATGTTTTACCGGAAGGTTTGCCAGAAGGAAGATAGCCAGGGCCTATTTGGCCAAACTCGTCAGCGCCCATTGCCAAAGCAACTATCAATGGCATTGACGGTGGCATAGACGCGCCACGCATGATCAAGGCTTCATTGGCAGCAGCTTGCACAATGTCTGCTTGTGCCTTAATAGAAGTAGCTTCAGGCACGTTGTAATTGTCGGGGCTTAACGACATAGCGGCGTTATCGGCTGGAGTGGCAAAATCAGCTGGACCTGTTGTGGCTAGAGGTTCGCGACGAACAACCTGCTCGATTGGGCGCAATACTCCACCCACCGCATTGCCTGCCATACGGGGCACTTGACCTGGTTTTGGTGGCTGCCCTACGGTGGCTGCTCCAGTTTCTCCAGCCGTCAACATGCGGCCAGTAGGTTGCCCGTCTGGTCCCGCAGCGCGCACTTCTGGTTGCGTAATCATTTGCGTACCGAGCAATGCTTCGCGTGTTGCAATCTCGGGAGTTATTTGTGAAAGTTTGGCTCGCTCTGCTGCTTCCTTGACGCGCAATTCATCTATTTGCGCAGCCTTGGTGTCCATACCAGCTTTAAGCTTTATGTTGGTTTCTTCTAGCTTTGACAACCTTGCTTCGGCAGCCAACAAAGCTGGCGGCTTTGGCATAGTAGAAGGACCAGGGCCTAACTCGCGGCTTGGCTTAATGTTTACCCAACCTTCAGGCTGGATGGTGGGCACAAACGTTGCATCTTCGGCAGCAAGCTTTGCAATGTAGGTGCGTGCGGCAGCTTTAGTGCCAAAGACTTGGCGTGTTGATTCAATAGGTGCACCATCGCTAGCAATGCGACGTACAACATAACGGTACTTCTGACGGTCGCGGCCAGTTGTTTTAGAAACCGGTGTGCGACCTGCATCTTCTGAACTAATGCCGTATTTACGTACACCAGTGTCAAAAGTTTCTAAGCCATTTTCGTATTTGTAATTGTCGGAGTCAAGCGCTTCATCACCAGTTTTTACAGGGGCAGATAGCTGGCCTTCTGTTGGCTGAATCGGAGTGTTGGTAGCGTCGGCAACAGGGTCAATAGGTTGCTCAATTTGCGACAATCCAGGCTGTGATGCTTCCGCGACAATAGTATCCGTTACTTGCGATAACAATGCCGTTGGTGGTGCGGTTTCTGCGGGGGCTACAGAAGTAACGTTTTCAGGCGCAAATTCAGCCATAAATTCGTTATAGAACTCCATGAAAGTTTGTTGAATTTCAGCTTTGGTGCGTTCAAAATCTCGCACCGAATATGTGCCGCCCTTTAATTTATAATCATAATCGTCTTTTAGTTTGCTATTAAACAATTTATCTTTAAACTTATTTAAATTATCAATTGCTTGTTGCAGCGTTATGTTTTTGTCAAAGTGAATGTCCCACATTGGAAATTCGCCAGTTTCGGGGTTGCGGGCATCTGGCAGTTCGTTTAGGGTTTCGTCAAAACGTGCTATAGTTCTTTCCCAGAAAGTGTTCCAGTGAGCAGTAAATGAATTCGTGTACTCCCTCATATATACGTTGCCAACAATAGGTTTTTCCTGCGGCATAACATGTTGCGGCAAATCAGTTCTATTAGCAAACTTCTCTATAAATTTAGGGAATGCTTTTGTAATTGGTTCGGTTTTGGGTACGGCAACTGGCGTCGTTTTAGGTTTAGCTCCTGGTCTCTCTCTTGGTAATGCCTTCTTGGGAAATGCGGGTTCAGCAGCAGCAGTTTGCTCGGGTGGAGACAATCTGGCTTGCTGTTGTTGAGCGTCGGCGTTCAACTGAGCTTCGTCAAGCGCAGCTTTAGCAGCGAGTTGATCTTGCAAAGCAGTATCTCGCAAATTTAGGTTTGTTTCTAAGTCGTTTTGCAATTTTGTTATTTTTTTAAGTTTTGCAGCAGTAGGTGGCTTAGCCGCTGGTGCTGCCTTGGTAGTTTTTGCTTCCTTTACTGTCCAGCCGTCTGGACCAAATTCAGTTGCGTCATAAATTGCGTTGGCAGCGCGGGCAAGGTTGAACCTGTCTTTTGGTGAACCTGAATCCTCGAGCAATCCAGCTACACCTCTTGCTTGGTCAGCAAAGGTGTATGGATCAAGAAAATCTTTTAGCTGCATAGCAACGCCAACTATTTCGCCGTTTTCTCTTACAACAAGCATTTTGGCATCTTTGCCAGATTCTAATTTCTTGACAGCAATTTGCATTGTGCGTCCTGGCGCCAACAGCGCATCAAGACTATTTGCATCTATTTCAATACGAACGTCGTTTGCATCTTTTATCAACACACGTTTTTGAGTGTATAATTTTGGTTTCTTATTTTTAGGAGTTGGGGCATCACGAACGGTACGTACGTCACTAGAAACAATTTGCGCAAAAGGAGCTTTTTTAGAAAACTTTTCTGCGTCCTTTAATATTGATTCTCCGTTTGCTGGAGCTTTGTTTACATCAAATTTGCCTGATTTTAGTCCACCAGAACTTGCAGCTTGCGAATAATAGATACCATCTTCGTCGCCTAGTTCTGCAATTTTTTTCCTAAACCATGAATCTTCTGGCAGAACGGTCATAATATAACCATTTGTGTACCACATTTTTCCCTTAGCTTTAAGTATTATTGCTCCACGGTTTTCCCCCCGTGTTGCCAATAAACCACCTTCTCCTTTCTTGCTAAGAAGTTTGTCAATAGCGGCAGTAACAAATTTTACCGCTACTGGCGGAACGTACGGCGCGTTCTCAAGCAGATCAAGAATCATTGCTCTTCTGCCAGGTGGCAAATTAGCCAAATCACCCGTAGGGTCTGCAATTGTTTTTTTGATTGATTCGGGGGTAATAGCCGGTCCACCACCGGCAACAGCTGGCCCCGCCTCGGGGATTGGTGGTGTCAATGCCGCAAGTTTACCTTCAATTTCTGCAACTTTTTCGTCGTAAATCTCAAGGTCGGCAGTAATAACATCGTATTCTTCTTGAAGCACTTCAAGTTGTTGTTGTAAATCAACGGCAACCTGTGACTCAGGGAATTTAGCGCGATCAGCTTCTACGGCTTTCTCGATAGCTAGTGAGTCACCACCTTCGCGGTCAAGCTGCTCGCCAGTTGCAACAGCCTCATCTTCTAGAGCATCTAATTCATCAATAAGCTCATCAGCCGCAGCCTCAAGACCTACCGTATCGTCATTCAAACTTTCTAATGCTGTATTTTCTGCTTCAAGTTCAGCCGCAAGTTGTTCTTCTGTGTAAATTTTGCCTTCGCGCACAATCGAATCAGCTTGGTCAGCTTTCATTTTTTCGTATAGCGCCGTCAGTTTTGCTACTTTTGCACGTTGCAATAAAATTCTGGCTTCGTTATTTTGCAATTTAAGTTGCAACTGAAGGCCAATGCGTTCTTTGTCTGCAATTTTGAGAATAATGTTGGCAAGTTTTGTAGCAACTCTTTTTTGCGTGCCGCGCAATCTGTCAAGTTGCGTCATAGTATTCTGTATGTACTGGACAGGGAACTTAGCTAATGTGCCTGGTTCTTTAACTTCAGTCAACGATTCCGGCGTAGGCAAACCGCTGTTAGGGTCAAAAGAACCTGGCTTTGGTGGGGCGCTGCCGACACCGCTTCCGTCCGCAGGTGGTGTGCCGCCAACCATACGTGCGGCTTCAGTATTTAGAGCATGACGTACGCGCTTGTAGAAGACAATGTTGCCACGCATTGCTGGCGGGTAGATGGATTCGTTAAGGGCAACTGCGTCAGGAGCGTGCTCGATGACCCATTTTAAGAATGCTATGCGCGTCGGGTCTTTAGGGTTTTCGCTTAATCGAAAGCCACCTGCTTCCGGCATGTCTGCCATAGCTCTAGCCATGACTTCGGCAAGTGGGTGACCAATCTTTTCTAATTCGGCAAGCAGCAAAGCTGGGTCTGGCGTTGGTACATCGTAAGCAGCCGGCAATGGTTCAGCACGACCGTAACCAGCTCTTGCCTGATCGCTAAAGTTTCCCATGGCGATACGCAGTCTGTCGGCAGCATCGGCAAGGCGAGCATATTGTTGTGGCGACATGGTGGGGTTTGCATCCGTGTGGTTAACAAAATCTGCAGCTAATCTGGCACCTTCAGGTAGTAGAGAGTACCCTTCGTCAAAATTGTAACGACCCATGTGCGCAATTGTTTCAACAGGTAAACCCGTTATTTCTGCAATTTTTTGTATTTCTTGAGCGCGCCCGCTGTACGTAGAAATAACTGCTTGCTGTTCAAGGTCAGATAAAGAACCCCAATTTTCGCCTGGCTTGTTAGGGTTTGGTTCGTCTTTAAACAAAGGGTTGTCAAGAATGCCAAGCATTGTGTTAATAATTTCAGTATTGTTTTTGCTTGCATTAAACACTGCTCGTTTGGCAAACCTGTTAACAAAACCAGGTTCAATAATAATTTTCTTACCATTAGCGTCAATAAATTCACGGCCAGAAAAACGTTCCCACGTATTAGCTTTGTTAAATTTAGTCCTAGCCGCTGCACTATTTGGGTCTGCATTGTATAAAGCAGTTCCTTCGGCCCGTAACGTAGCGGCATAATTTCGGCCATACTGTGTACCCATGCGGCCAACTTTGCCAGCTGCTTTGAACGGAAGGGTAATTGGCAATGCGCCAAACTTGTCAGCCAGTACTCCTGCGCGCGTTATTGTTTCCGCTGCAGAACCTAAAGCAACCCCACGAGCGGTACCAGCCGCAGCCCCCCGAGCAGCTCTGCCCAAACCAGCGCCGACACCATGTAAAGCAATTGAAATGTTCCCTGCATCTTCAACCATTTTTGGCAACAACGATTCACCACGGGCTAGAGTATTGCGATAGCTATTAGAGTCGTCTTTTGAAAAAGATACCTGTCCAAATGAAGTAACCTCAAGAGCAGACTTACCTGTACTGATGAGGCTGTCCATCATTTCTCCGCCAAATTCAGAGAAAGCTAAACCGACAACCGGTAACCCTTGAATCCCGCGCAATAAACTTTTAGGACTAAACCGCCCAGCAGCTTCTGCTTCTTCTCGGCTAATACGCTCCGTCGGCATTGAAACTTCTTTTACAAATTTTCCCAATCCGGCAGGAGCTGCTTTCAGCAAAGCGGTACCGGCAGTTGGTGTTTGCGCCAAAGACGAATAAACATCCGACATACTAATTTCTTTGTCAGCGTCAGTCTTTTTCTTTTTTTCTTTATTGACTTCAGTGGCAGTTACGGGTTTGCCGTTCCGCACTACGGGTATTGGTTTTAGCCTTGGTCCTGGTTTTGGTGGCTTAACAGGAGTTGGCGAACTGCCCGGCATCGGAAAAACAAAATCAGCCATTACTCTCCTTAGGTGCCGCTACCGTAGATATCACCAGTATAGGCATCAGTAAACTGTTGCAAAGTCTTTTCGGTTTGTGGCAACAACGTGCCAATCGATCTAGCATAACCATACAAAGCACGGGCCAAACCAATTGTTTGTGGTTCCGCAAACAGTTTGTTAATAAGGTCAAGAACACTTTGGGTTTCGTTGTCCCCAATGTATTGGTCAATCTGTTCTTTGTAAGCAGAGAATGTATCTTCTCCATTCCCAACAAGGTTGCCTTCCTGATCGTACCCAGCTTCACCAAGAGCAATATCAATCTCGCCGTTATTATCAAAGTCGCCGCTAATGATAGAACGTAATTGCCCGTAGTTAAGACCAGAGTTCACTTCAAGTTTCTTTGCGTCCATTCCGGTAAGAGAGCTGACGTATTCGCGAGAATCTGTTTGTGCTTGTTTTTCGGCATCGGTAAGTGCTGCTTGTTCTCGCTGCTGCAATTGGTAAGCATAGTTTTCATCAGCACGCATGTCGCTTTCTTGCTGCCTGTAAACGTCGTAAGGCATGCCAAATTCGTCCATGTATCGCTGGTCTAGCTGTTGACCGTAGACCTTCTTTTCGTAGTCTGTGCCAAATTCATTAGCCGCAAGGGATGGGTTCATGCCGTAGTTCTTGACAGCAATGGCCCGCGCATATTCAGAGATGGGTGTTTCGCCAATCCTCTCAGCAGTTTGCTGGATGTTGGGGATAGAGCTTTTCATTTTATCTAGAGCCTGTGAACGGTAGGCAAGCACGTCTTCTGGCAACATAGAAGCTTGGGCTTTAGTCGAGGCCATCTGCGGGTAACCACTAACGGCTGGGCTGTTCATGCCATAGAGTGTCTGGAAATCACCACCGTATTGGGTCATTCGCGAACTGGCAAGGTCACGCAAATCAGCAGCATAGGCATCGCCTTGTCGGTTGGCATACATAGCATCAGCACTAATAGCGCCAGTTAGGTCACCCATTGTCTGAAACCCGGAGTATTTACCCTTGGAACTTCTGCCCATTTGCGAATTAGGAACGTAGCTGCCAAGACCCATTGCTTCCTGGAACTGCCCATAAGAAGGTTCTACGTAAGAAGCAAGTGCTTTGCCATAAGCAGAATTAATGGGCGGGGTGGCAGGCGGTGCTTGTTGCCCTGTTGCCTTTGCGTAAAGTTCGTCGCGTGTTACGCCAATAGCCATTACTGGTAATCCGTCCCTTGAGGGTAATATGACCGTCTAATCCGTGGTTGGTATGGTTGCATACCAATGCTAGCGTAAGGGTTTGTAAACTCTTGTGGCATTCTGCTTGCGGGCAATTGGTTACCCATCGGCGTATAACCGGCAGCCAAAGAAAGCCAACTAGGAATTGTCGATTGGTTACCGCTATAACCGCCCCCGCCACCAGAACCAGATTTATCTTGTTCTTTTTTCCACTTAGCATAAGCTTGTGCAGCTTTTACGTAAGCAGGAATGCCGGATGACATATTGGCCGCGCCTGATGCTGTTGCTTCTAGCTGGTTGTAAGCATTTGTTTGAGCGCCAGCAACGTTGCTGATAATCGCTCCTTCAAGCTGACCAGCTTGCGGTACCATGCCAGACCGTGCTTCAATGTCGCGGAGCATGGGGCTGTTCGCATTACCAATAGCCATTGCTTCGCCTTTGTTCTTGCGCAATTCCCTGGCCGTTGCTTCAGCCAACATGCGAGATGATCCACCCGTTGCCATCGTTACTTCCTTCTTGCTGGCTTCTTGAGCGCAGGAGCCTTGGGCGCTTTGTACGGTGCGTAGGCACCTGCGTTCATTGCTTGTCCTAGACCCATAGCCGCAGCCGCATAGTAATCAGCTGCAGTACTGTCGGCCATGGTGTATTCTTGTTTTTTGGGTTCTGGAGTTCCAAAACCGGGTTGACCAGTCGATTGATTAATGCTGCCAAGTACGTTGTAATCTTGAGTAGGGCTGAAAACTCCAGGTGGGGTGTATTCAGTATTGCCTGGGCCAGGGTCATCATTTCCCCCATCTGCACCGTACTGAATATCGTATTCTCCAAGTTTGGCTGCAAGGTCAGTATCAATTCCAGCCTTAGCGGCTCTGTTCTGCCGGTAATAATCCAATACAGAGGTTGTGTAATCGGATGCCATTTCACCACGCTTAGTGGCACCCTCACCACTCTTAAGCAAACCGCGAGACTCAAGTGAACCTTCAAGGTTTCTGCTGCCGCGCTTATACCCTGTGTCTAAAGTACCTGTTTCTCCAGGCGTGTAGGTGACATTTCCAGAAGCGTCCTGACCAAAAGTGCCAGATGCGGCAGCCGACAAATTAGCGTCGTAAATAGCTTTTTTTGCTACAGCTGCATCGGTTGCTAACTTTTTGATAGTCGCAAGGTAGGTACTTGAAGCTGTCATTTTTCCTGGCTCTTTACGCGCATTGGTTTTTCTTTACTTTGCAAAAGTCTTACGTCAGCCTTGAGGGTGCGCACGTCACCTTTAACGTCGCGCACGTCTTCCTGTACGTCGTTTACTTTTGCTTTTACTTCTTGGATAATCTTTACCGCTTCTCCGTGTTGCTGAGTATTACGCTTGTCGAGCCGATATAAAACCCACATCAATGGGCCGCTAATGAGTGCCACTACAACAGCAGCCCATGCAGCGTTCACGTTGGATCGCTCCACTGCCAGTGCCACCACTCATGCTCAGGGTTGGCAGATCCGTCATCTTTAAACGGCAAACTCTGCAATGTAAAGCCATACGCAGGGCCGTTGGCGCAAAGCCACAAACGAGCTTTCTCGCTTAATGGAACAATGTCTCCTCGAAATCTTTGGCCGAGGTCAATCGCTACTCCCCATTGGTGAGGCGAACCTTTCTCCGGAGAAGCAGACGGAGCCATGCCAGGCTTCAAGTACCAAGTCTCGCCCTTGTAGGTGCGCGTAATCTGTGGTTTGCGACCCTGGTCAACCTTTGCATAACGGTCAAGGAACATCTTGAGTACGTCTTTAGGGCTGCGATATGCGCCAAGGTTCACGAAAGTAATGCCTTCTGCGCGCGCGGCTTCTACCATGTTTTCAAAATAAATAGCGCATTCAATCCAAAGCTCGCCACCAATTGAGGTTTTTGTCAAGAACTTTGCAGGCAAACCGGTCTCACGGTATTTCTCAAAACCGTCAGGAATAACTACACTTGATGCAGGGATGCCCTTGTTCTTGCCTTTTGCAAGGCGCAGGCGGCGCATAAATGGTTGTTTGCCTGTTGCCACTATTCATCCTCTTTCATCTCGATAGCCGTAATAATTACAGTTGCAGATAGCAAGATGCCAGTTATCCACAAAGCTTGCGTGCGCGTCTGTCCAGACAACGTAATAATAATATACGCGCTTGAGCAGCAGGCCACAATGAGTGTGCATATAGCAGCAAGATATTTCTTCACGTTCCCCAGAGTATCATTTTTTCCTGCTTGCCAATACTGGCATTGCCGTCATAACAGCGCCTACGACAACCAGGGTTCGCCTTTCTCCGACGGATACCGTTGACCCTACTGGCACGTAATTATCTAGGCCGCCACCAAAAATATTGATTTCTGACTCAAACTTTTTCTTTACTTCGGTCGGCGCTTTACTGACCGCAGCAGCAATCTGATCGAGCTGTTCTGCGTTAAGCGTGTCAAGACTTGCTGCAATTTCGTCCACGGCAGCGGCAATTTCTGCTGGCGTAGAGACTTCGGCCAGTACAGCAATTGATTCTGCTACCGATTCTGGCAATTCTTCTATTGCCGGTAATGTAGTACTAGTCGCAGTCGAAACCGCAGATATCGCGGTAACGGTGGTTGGTGGGGAAGTGGTTGCAGTTGTTGTGGCGCTTGCTGTCGTCGTCGTCTGGGGGATTGATGAAGATGAT